TGACAACCGTATCGGGTGTGTACCACTCTGCGCTATCTCTTGCCCAACCAACCATACTGAAGTCATCTGGGTTGGAAAAGTACCCACCGTCCTCAACCCAAAGTGGGCATCGCATACCACCAGCACTAGCCTCTAGTTTATATTCAAGAATTGCCATCTTTCTTCTCCAAGTATAAGTATTCGTCTTTGATTAATTCTTTGATTCCGATTCGTGCCAGCACATCTTTATGAGCATCGTGGAACGTATCCACCATCCTGTCTAAGAAGGCATACAGTCGATTGACTGTCGGAAAGTTTCCCTCCGCAATCATCTTATCTTCTTCTGCCGCGTAGTCTTTTATAATATTCTGTGCGGTTTGAATGTGTATACCATACTGTTCCATGTATTCCATATTCCCCAGACCAATGCGACCTGTGTTCACAACATCACGATGTGCTTGTCTGAACGCCTGGCGAATGTGATGTTTGATTTCATCTTCCTCAGCATCACGTTCATCCCAATCATCAGGAATATTATGTGCGAGTCTGATTTCCTCATAGGCTTCTTGGAATACAGCAATCTCTTTAAATGCCGCATCAATATAATCTTTAGAGCGTTGCATCCCATGCTCTTTTTCATCAGCACGAATCATGGACATTTCATCACCCAACTCACGCCACCGATTAATCCGCACTTGGTCTTTCTTCATCTTCCAAAATGACTCATCTAATGCAGAGCGTTTCTTCTCAATCTCAGATAGACATTGCCGCAATCTCCGATATGGAGCATCAGTCATCATGGTTAAAGTCATAAGCTGATTAGTCGTTTGTGTATTACTACGACCAGCCGTATGATTAGCCCTATCAACTTCAATCATTCGTTCACAGATTTTAGCTAACTGTTTTTCTCCAATGGTCGCAAGACCACCAGCAGACTTAGCCAACTGGATTGATTTATGTTCTTTTATTTTTGTTACTGCGTTATTCATATTAATTCCCCGAAGTTGCGGCTGGGTCAACTCGTCCTATAGTCAAATCACCAAAATCTGCGGCGTTGCCTGTTGTTGCTATAGTAATATAGTCGATTGATGCAGAGAGTGCTCCTCCTGCCGAACCACCACCAAACACCCCAATTGTTCCGTTTGCTGTACCTCCAGCCGTGTGTCGACCCACAGTCAAATCGCCAAAATCTGTTGCGTTGCCTGTTGATGCAATGGTTATGTAATCTATGTGATTAAGAGTATTGAATCCACCAGCAAAAACACCCCTAGTATCATCTGAACAGGATGCCATCATACTGTTACCCACAGTCAAATCGCCAAAATCTGTTGCGTTGCCTGTTGATGCAATGGTTACATAATCTATGTGATTAAGAGCATCGTATCCACCAGCAAAAACACCTCTGTCACCATCAGCGCACGCCTTAAGCAAATTCCTTGACACAGTTAAATCGCCAAAATCTGTTGCGTTGCCTGTTGATGCAATGGTTATGTAATCTATGTGATTTGAACCACCAACTCCAGAAACCCAACCACCTCCAAAAAGACCGCGTGTAATACTTGAACACGTGCCATAACCATAAGACCCTACTGTCGTGTCGCCAAAATCTGTGGCGTTACCTGCTGATGATATTGTTATGTAGTCTATCGTGGTATTTGCTCCAGTGCCGCCATTACCTGCGCCAAAAACCCCTCTAGAGCCGTTTGAACAAGCTCCTCCTTTCTCTCTTGACAGAGTTAAATCACCGAAATCTGTGGCGTTACCTGCTGATGATATTGTTATGTAGTCTATGACATTTTGAGTTGCCCCACTGACCTCACCGCCACCAAAAACACCTCTGTCACCGTACCACATTAGTTGTATAGAACCGTCACCATCACCAACATTAGTCCAAATATTTAAATCAGCCGTTGCGTCTGTACACGTGTACATCTCACCACTGGTTTTGTTTAGCCACAAATGACCTGCCGATGGATTGGTGTCTGTGGCTGGGTCTGATGCCGATACGGTGCAATCACTTAAACCGTTCAGTGCCGTTGCACCACCAGATGGCAAGTTGGTTAGATTTGCTCCCGATACGGCTGGCAATTCTGCCGACCCATTAAGCTGTACTATCTGGCTTGCTGATGTGCCTACATCTAGCGTTGCTGACGTTCCCAACGCAGTCCAAGCATTATCACCGCGCAAGAAAGTGGTTGAAGATGCTGTTCCTGTAGCTGATAACATAGCTAAATCAACTGCGCCAACTTGGATGGTTGTTGCACCGTCATTAGTTGAAACTACATCGCCAGAATGATTTGGGTGGGTGTAGTTATTCGCACTGGTTGCCACGCCATCAATCTTGGTTTTATCGCCTGTTGACATTAACCCAGCAACACTTGTTGTTGCATCCACATAAGTTGTATTAGTCGCACCAATCGTAATAGTATCTGCATCAGTTCTGACGACTGTTGCAGAACCGCTTTCCATTAACTTGACGGTATCCGTTCCAGTGCCAGCACCACCAGCATCTAACTCAAGTCCAGCACCGCCAATCTGAGTTCCAGCTTTCATTGAATACGTTGTTGTTGCCGCAGACACAGCACCAGATATTAAATTTGCTCTGGTTATCCTTTTGCTAACACCCTCGTCATTAACAAAGAGTTGCATAGTATCCAGACCTGTTGTTGTTTCGGTCAATTCGCTTATTTTTTTATCAGCCATTATGCAGTCCTCTTTGTAGCCGTTAGTGTCATTTCCCATTCGGCATATAAGCCAGATGACGCGGTTGCCGTTATCGTGGCAACATAAGTTGTGTCCTCGACCATTGATAACGCATTATCTAAAGTCATTTGATAGTTGCCATCTGAGTCAGCGATATATGAAAGCGTGACAGGGAAAGTCTGCCCCGATACATTTGTGCCGCCAGTATCTTTTAACGTAGCGGTCACAGTTGCATCATTCATAAATGAGCCTGATGACGAGTTGCGTAGACTTGCCACGCTTAATAAATTGTCGTTTGATAAGTAAATGTCTGCCATAATTACACCGCTAAATATTCGCCTGATTCAGTTACTAAAAAGTCCATGTTATCTTCTGTCTTGAAATAATCATAAACATCTAACACCGTTTTATCGTTGATGGCTGGTAAAGCACTCAGCGATGTGGTGATAGATAATTCAGCATCAAGAAAACCTTTAAATGCCATCTTTAACCTCTGTTATTTTGGACACTAATAATTGTGTATTCAATGCTATGCTCTGGCGGTTTGATTCCACCATTTCATTTCTGAATGATGAAATCGCGTTAGTTTGTCCACGATTAGTCTGAGCCATTTCAACTTGTAACATCGGCATAAACGCAATGGCACAACGCCATTCATCAATTAATTCTTCTGACTGTGGATTCTTACCTTGAATCTGTGTGTACCACGCACATCGGTGCATCTTGTTATCTTTGATTTCTTCGCACGTTGAACCCAATGGGCAAGTCAGGGTTATGTTCATTACGATTTAGAGCAAATAATAACGTCAACATAATGTGGTGCTATGGTTGCTGATGTAACTGAGCCAGAAACATTGTGATTATGAGCCGACACAGTTCCAGCAAATTCACCAGCACCGACACCACCAGAAAAACTCGTACCATAATAATAATTGTCATTATCTTCGCCACCAGCCGAACCCATCTGGCTCTCGTATACGGGCATAATGCCGCCCACCCAAGATGCGTTAGCGTCACCATAGCTAAAATGTTGATGGCTTGGCATTTCTGCGACTGTTAATATGTGACCAGCAACATCAAAATTATTTGAATGTGTATGTGTGAAAGCAGAAGTAAAACCAGTTGTGCCACCAGCACCACCACCAGTTCCGCTAACGACTCTTAATGCTTTGTCGTTGTGTGTGGTGACTTGCGTCCATCCAGTTGGTGGCGTTGCTTCATAAAAAACCATCTTTATTCCGCTCACCAAATACACAGCATTGTTTAACTGTGCATCGGTCAATGTAACCGCAGAAGTCACATTGGCAAACGCATCTGTTAAATTGAAACTAGCCGCATCCAAGTCACCAATAATCAACCAAGTAGTATTAGCACCATTGCGGATTTTTAGCTTGTTAGTGGTTGTATCTGCCCACCACATATAACTGTAAGTGGAAGATGGTTCTGCTGTGCCAGAATTCTTTGTGACGATTGCCGACAGCACAGCATTGACATCAGCCCGAACGCCCGACCCTGTTGCATTTGCAATGACGTAATCAGTAGCCTGACTCATAGTTAGTATCCTATCGCTTGATAATTAAAGTTAATGTTCTGCGGTGTGCTTGTGCCAGAACCATCGTAAAAGTTCACGGTAAACCCTGTACCTGTCGAACTTGAAATAACAAAGTTGCCATTATGTGAATTAGCCGTTATGCCTACCGTTGGCGTTGTAAAAAATGGGTCTGTATAAGTTACTGCAATACCTGATGTGGTTGAATTAATACCTGTGCCACGCTCAACTCTGTCTGGCATATCCACAGTGACTTTTAAATAAGTAATGTCGATATTAAAATCAGCCGTTGTGGATTCAACTAAAACCCGACCCTCATACGCCCTAGCTTTAAAATCTGCACTGGTTAATTCAATCCATTCTGACCAAGTTGGTGAGACAGTTGGGTCATCATTCGTTGTTCTGACCTGTACGGTTGCATCAATCAAATCTGATTGCTCACCGTCAAAGTTGCGCCATGTGTCTATCAGGGTATTTCTTAAATCAACCGTGTCGCCAGAGGTGTATGATGATGATTCAAACTCAGCAAATAAACGTGTCGTGAATACTGCGCCTAAATCCAGACTGTTTTGGAATAAGTAAATGCCTGTATTGTTATCGGATAGCGTTGTTAAACGCATCACACTGCCAACGACTGATAGGTTTGTTTTCGTGCCAGCAAAAGTTGTGCTTTCTAGCGTTGAAATAGCATTGCTGAATGTATGGATGTTCTTAACAGTTGTGACAGACGCTGCATAACCATTGGAAAAGTTGCCCGATGAATCCACCGCTTTCATCATGTAAGTGCCAGCGCGTAATGGCAGAACAGCATTAGTTATATTGCCGCTCATCCTCGCACCAACGTCAATGCCATCATCCCAAGTTGCACTTGATGTTAATGATGAATGTCGCACCCTAACATAACCGCCATGAATAACATCAATATCAGTTACAGCATCCCAGACAAGATAAACTGAGCCATCCATTGCGCGAATATTAAAACCAGTTATGTCAGATGGTTTTTCAGTTAAACCAACAACACCGAAAGAATCATAAGTCCAATCTGATGTGGCTGATGAATCGTTCATGGTTCTAACGCGCACATCGTAAACACCAGCCGCAACATCTTCAATGCGGTATTCTTCAGCGTGTGTTATAGCTAATGGAATATAATCCGTGTCAGCAGATAATTTGTATTCAACATCGTATTGCAAAGCAAACCCATCATTATTGACCCAGTTCAGCGTCAATCGGCTATGAACGCCAGCACTGGTTGAGGTGTAATATAGTTCTTCCGACAACGTCAAATCGCTCGGTTGTATAACCACAGCAGGGTTATAAAAATTTGTATTTGGCGTTGCGTCTATAAGTGGAATTGTGCCGAAATCATAAATCGTTTCATCGTATTCCAAGGCAACAATCGACACTTCATCATTACTACTTAGCGCAATAGCTGTAACGCGAAACTTTTTATTTGTCCAGCCTGTTGTCGAATGCGTGATATAGACAACATCGCCGACTTCCGCTCGCATCCCTTGAATAGTTGCTGAGAATTGAACCGATATTTGTTGGCGCGATTGATTTAAATTAATAGTCGTTATTTGCCGCGCAGTCACCTCATCGCTGGTGAATGGTAACTGTGAGTCTTGTTGCAACATTAAGCCGTTGTCTAATGTGCGTAAATCAGGTGAATCTACTGTTATATAGTCGTCTTGCCAAGACCTGTCTTTGTTGTAAATCTTAGCTTTAATGCGGTTGAACGTATTGGTTTTATCGCCCAGCGAAATTGACCAGTTACCAACAATGTTATCTTCATTAAAGACGAATGATGCGGTTTCGGGTTTGTCGATGACGACTTTATATTTGCCGCCAGAAAAGATTAAGATGCCGCGACAGGAAGTCATCATATTCCTGACAATGGACATGGGCGTTTTCTCAACATTAATAACGCCATTGAGTGTGTATCTTTTTTGGCTTGAACCACCTTTTGTAACCATTTCATCACAGTAATTAGCCGCGACAATAAAAGATGCGTCATCAATTTGGTTTTCTGGAATACCGCGACCATAACGTGCATTAGTCATATAATCGCGTACACACAACACTGGATTGTCACTCCAGGCGGTTGTGGTGGTGCGTGGGTCGTAAACTTTTAAGCCTTTAATATCTGCGGTGATGGGTGGCAACCCACTTGCCCAAGCGTCACGGTCATATTCCAGACGGAGATACAAATACGCCACGCCAGACAGTTTATGGGCGGTTGTCCAACTGACTAACCGTTCAACTAATGTTGCATCTGCGGCTTGTGTATCAGACCCTAAATGCTTATACAGTTCAAATTTACCAGTGTATTGCTCATCAGTGGATAGCTTGTCGTGGAAATAGACATTTTCAATACTCTCAATCTCACCCTCTGCTAGAGCAAGAATCAAGTGCATAAATTTATTATTCTTGCCGTCAGCTTCAGCGAACACACGCACTATGCCAACTCGCCTATAACCATAAATCACTTTTAGAGGTTCAGATGCAGACGCTTTATTTATCAACAACCCTTGCCCAGTGTCGGGTGCATCAAAGTCGGCAGTTAATGCGCTGGCTAAATTGAAAATAGCCATCCCAACTGAACCAACCACCACCACTGTTGCTATTGCAACCGCTAAAGGAATAGAAATACCAGTGTGGATAACCAATGCCGCCGCTAAAGGTATAATAATCGGTGGCATCAGTTAAACCTCATCACTTTGTAATCTACATCTGGCACTGGCAAGCCAGCCACTAACCCTTTTTCTGGGTCAACTGAAAACATCTTGCCACTGACAAAGACATGGGCAAAAACAAACGATTTATCAAGGTGCAAAACCAAGTCGCCAGTTTGCGGCTTATCAACCTCTTGCCATCCTAATTCTTTTAGTTCAGTTATCCACTCCACAAATCCACGATAAAATCTCACCGCCCCTTTTTTAGTTTGATAATTATTCTTGATGCGACTGAGATAATCCGTGCCACACACACGGTCAACCCATTGAACACATAGGGTGTTGCAATCATTTTGCCCCCACTTAAAAGCGGTTAATGCAGTCTTATCTAACAACTGTATTAGGTATATTTCATCGGTGGTTTTCATGACTTACGACCCCAAGGAATATCTTTCATAACTTCGGATGCAAACTCAAAACCCAAATCACCAGCGAACCAAACTTGTTGTTCAGAATGATTAGTATGCCTACCAGAACGTCTGTCAAAATCAACCCAATGGCTTGCGGCTTCAATAGATAATGTACAAGTGCCATCGTCAGGGTTTTCTTGAATAAGCGGCTTGTGCATCCGCCCACTGAACATTAAAATCGGGTCAGCGATTAATGTTAGTGCTGAATCCAAAAAACCTTTATATAAATTAATAGGTCTGTCTAAATAATTCTCAGATAAAAACAAGGCAATAAAAGTGTTATCAACGCCAGACAATGAGCCTGTTAATGTGCCTGTGGTTAATTGTGATGTTTCCTCAATTTCAGAAAACCCTAAATAGTGACCCATTGCGACATAAGTGTTGCCATCGTGGGTAATATCTCTGTTGAAATCACAGATTCTTGTGTATGTATTATCCCATTCAATTTCTAATAAATTAACAGGGATACACTGGTCAGCATTGATTTCAGCAAGCGTTGCGCTGTCAATATCTCTGTCCATTACAAAACCTCAATCAGAAACAGGTCAAAAGAGTGCATGGAGTTAACATCAATGCCAGTTTCTTGTTGGTCTTGAGCCAACGCCATTTTGAACGGTACGCTTTCGCTAACAATCGTATCGACTGCTGAAACCGCGCTTAGTAACGGTGGCTCGATAGTGATAGTTGAAAAACCAGAATCCGTTTCAATATCAGCCGTCAGCATATAAACTTTGTCATGTTCTGAGAACTTAATAAAATCACCAGCTTTCAATAAGCCGCTTTGCAACCCTGTAATGCTTGCAATAGTTGACGCACCAGCACTGGCAACACCAGAAACTAATGTGCCAACAAGATTCCCTGATGAACTAGATACACCCTCTGGCACATAATCGAATGTTGAATATTGCCCTTTTTGTGCGACAACAAATGCCCAGATAGGCGCGAATTGCGCTCTAGTCATCGGTGGATAAGTTGCTTCAATCAACCAACGATGTGCGCCACGCTGACGCACTTGGCGTTTCATGCTATGAGTTTCGCTCACCAGATTTGGCGTAATGGATTTGATGCGAATTGAACGCGGCTTTGGTGAGGTTGGAAATGCCATTATGCTGTTACTCCACGTCGACCTTGCTTGCGATATGCTTGGTCAATCATGCCGATTATTGATTGCTTGTTGTTCACTAGAAAGCCCACTCCAGTTTGTGTATCAATCGCATTGATGTTGAAAGTAACTGATAAAGGCTCGCCACCATCTAGCTTGTGATTTGGTACTAAATGCCCATCTGTTTTAGGGATAAATAACTCCCTACCTTGCTCACCCACCATGAATGGTTTGCCACGATTTAACCCACCACCAGATGCCTTACCTTTTGCCGCAGTAACATTACCGCCAGATGCGCCGCCCAACAATCCACCGAACCCAATAGCCTTTAACCCAGCTTGTATCTGCGTAAATATAATCGCTTTAATTATCATGGCGGTTAAGTCGGCAATAATAGACAGTGCAAATTGCTTGAATGAGAATTGACCTGTCATTAATGCTTGAGTTAATTGAGTGCTTAACCCTGTGGAGAATCTATCTATAAAACCAACCGCTTGCGTGTCAACATCGCCAATAGCTAATGCCATTTGATTCATTTGGGCGTTAAAACCTGTCGCACCATCCACATCAAACTCAAACTTCACTTGCTCAAGCTGAATGGGTTTAGGTAGTTGTTTATTTGGGTCTAGGTTTATGTTCGCGTTAGCCGCTTTAATTAATCCAGCGTTATAATCATCTAAGGCATCACTGGCTTCTAAAAACGCCAACGTCTGTTTATATACTTCGTCACTTGTGTTTGATAATTTTGTGTCAAATGAAGTCAAATAAGTAGCCAGTAACTTAACAATATTTAGTTTTATTTTTAGAAAAGCTAAGGATAAACCCTCTGCGGCTTTTTTAAGTTCTAGCATGAAGCCAATTTGTCTGGGTTTTGTACTACCTCCATCTAAAGCATCTTTAATAGCAGTGCCTAAATTAACAAAAGCATTAGCCACATCTGTCACGGCTGGTGATAATGTAACAATGATTTTATTCACTAACCCCTCAACAAAACCTGTGGCTCGGCTAATAGCATTACCAGCCTCTTCTATTTTATGAGCATCAACACGGCTCAATGTTAGACCTAATGATTCAGCTTCACGCTCCATATCATTTAAGCCTGTTTTACCCAGAGCGAGGGTATTAACTAAATTCACACCCTCTGAGTCGAATAGTTTGAACGCTAATCTAACCTTATCGGATTGACCACCAACATCTTTCATTGCGCCAGCGATTTCTTTAAATGCTTGGTCTGGCGACATTAACGCTAACGCTCTGGCATCTAACCCTAATTCACGAAGTGCCGTTTTAGCTTCACCTGTGCCTTGAGCGGCTTCAGCGATTCGCCGTGTCATGCGTTGCAAAGCCATATCAAGGGTGTTTGTTGCCACGCCTGTTTGCTCTGCCGCATGGCGTAAACTGATTAATGCTTCAGTGGTTAATCCTAATTTGTCGGAAGTTTTCGCGAGCGCATCAATGCTTTTAAAAGTAGTTACACCAGAAACAGCCGCAAGAGTCGATGCAATAACAGAGGTAACGCCAAGAGCAGAACGTTTTAGCGTACTGAACCCCCTGTTGACTGAGGAAATAGCTTTCTTGGTTTTGTCTTTGGCGGTTATCTCTATCTTTACGTCATTTGCCATCGCGTTTTAACTCCAAATGTGCAACCCATAACAAAACCTCATCCGTACTAAGTGCCATGATTTCGTCTAACGACTTGTGTAAATGTTCTGCCAGATGCAAACAGAATCTTAAGTCATGGTCACTTTTTAGTTTTTTACTGCGTCATCCAAATCTAATTCATCACCACCCATTCCAACGACAATCTGACTAATAACATCTGGGTCAGTCTGATTCATTATTTCTGTCATATCTGCTTTTCTAAACATCCTCTTACCATCTGCATCCAATGCGCGAATAATAAGAGTCATAACAACTGACTCAGCCTGTTTATTGTCATTAGCCAATTTAAGAACTTCACCCTGTTCTTTCATGGTCATTGATGGCTTGTAATAAATTACTGTCGGCTTTCCTTTGACTTCCCATTCTGGAACAACCAGTTGTGACAAGCCTGACGACAGCCTGTCACGAAACTGGGTTTTAGCCGCATCTAAAATTTCAGACATTAACTAGCCGAACCCCATGTGAGGTCACCAGTGCCAGTAAAGCTAAATGATGTTTCCACGATGCCATCAGATTCAGCGTTAACACTTGCGCCAACAACTGTTGCTGTGCCTGTCGCATATCTGTCGCCAGTAGTTGCGCCCTCTGGGTAAAAGTTCATCGTCACAGATGACCCAATGGTTAATGCCACCTGTCCATTTGTATCTGTTTCATCCCAGAAACAATCTGCTGAACCTGACCATTTCTTTAAACCTGTTACATGGGTTTCAGAAGAATCACCCAGCGTTGTGGTATCAATCGTATTTGCCGTTTCTTCGATGCTATAGCTTTTGAGTTCCGCAATCGTATTTGCGCCAACTTTTACTACGCCCTCAGAACCTTTATGAGTTGCCATCTTTATTCACCTTTTTAGCTTTAGATTTAGGTCTTGATGGTTTGATTTCTTGCCAACCCATCGACTTCATTCGCTCAACCGCCCTATCTTCAACATTGATGACAGTGCCGCCTTTGCCAATTCTCATTTTCATTATGTTGTTCCCCGAACATAATTGTATTCAATGCGGACATTCATAATAATGCCGCCCACAGGGTCAATAGCACCCTCGTCTGTACCAACTTCTGTAACTTGTGTATCTAACGCATAACCACCGCGCGTTCTGTCGGTATCAAGCACCTCTTCAATACCCTCAATTAACTCATTCCGCGCCGTATCTATCGTTGAACTTTTAACAAAACCAATCACTCGATAATTAACCACTGCCGCACGTTTAGATGATGATTCATTCATGGTGGAATCTGAGCGTGTTTCTTCGCCGCTCTGAATCCAACACGCTGGAAACTGTGCATTGCTTAATTTCTCGAAATCAAAAGGATTGCGCTCAACCTTTTTCAATGTAATTGGGGTGGTCATCCCTGACAAAGTAGTTACCAGATTCGCGGCAATAGATTCGCGGATACTCATAACTGTTTCCCAAAGAATCGAACCAAACGCTTTTCTTCATCTGGCTTAAAGCCAAACCAAGGACGTTGTTTGTCAGTCTTAGCGATTTTCTTTTTCTCAAGTGCTGAGATTGCAGAAATGACAGCCTTACTCGTTGTCAACTTAGTCACCGCCAAATCTTTCTGCATATCACCAAAGAAATTCAAATCCACAACTGCTGTTCTTCTGCCATGCAGTTCACGAAACAAAGCATAGTTTTCAGAGTACGGTTTAAACGCACCTTTCAAACCTTGCCCCTCATTCGTGCGCCTAAGTATCCACCTAATTCCTGTGGATGCCGTTCTGCCTAACGCTTTCTCAACTTTCTTAGGTTGCTCTCTAACGATAGTCGCCAACCGCTTATCCAGTTGGCTCGTATCTATTTTCAAAGCAATCATCGTGTCAATCTGCCGTGATGGATAGCAACCTTTTCAGCGTTAGCCACTGAGCCGTCACCATCTGCATCGTACTCAACGCCATCTTTCAGAACTTGCTCAAATTCCTCGTCAAACCTTGCCCGATAGAATTTAATCATTTCCAGAAATCTGTCGCCGTCACCCCAAGTTGATAGCTTAGGGAGTGCATATTTCCACAACACAAGAAAAGAGGAACACTTAGTAAACTGTGACTCGGTTAGGTTGCTAGAATTTAATTCGCCAGTTCTACCCGTCTTAGCCCACCAAGCATTCCGCAACTCGCGCTCAATATCAGCTTGAGCATTAGTATGTGATGCCGCAAACGTACTAATGCCAAGCGATAAAATGTCGGGTTGAAGTGCCGTGAGGTCACTATCTTGCGACATTGCCATAATAGTTACAGACCAGCGTCAAAGTAGAGTTCACAACCCATTGAGTCTTGAAGTTCACCAACACCATAAGCGGCGGTTGCGTTCAATTCCCAACCACGAATACTTGCATCGCGTTGTGGCTCAATTTTAATATCCCATTTGAGTGCTAGACCTAATGCGGCTGGTACAAACATTGCGCCTTTAGAATCACCAGAACCATCAATGGTGATATTGGCTGATTCATAAATATCAACGCCAGCTAGTGTGCCAACATATCCAGAACGCATTGCCGCATTCTGAGCATCGCCACCATTAGGGTTAGCGAATGTGTTGGTTAAGTTAGCTTTGAGATTGTAGGCTTGATATGGATGAATTACCGCAACTGGTGAACCGATTGCGTTGTTAGCGCGTAGGGTTGCCGCCGCTTTGAATATATCTGCCGCCGTTAACTCAGTTGTGGTTGAACCGAATGAAGTGCTAAAACCATCGAACAAAGCAATTAAATCTTCGTCCATCTTCTTAGCGATACCTTCGCCCAGCACACGACCTAAATCACCAGCAACATCACGCGCCGAAGATTGAGCCGCTAAATCGGTTAATACTGCTTGCACACCAACTTCTGCAACAGTGATAGACACATTGCTCGTTGATACCGCAGTTGAGGACATATCTGAACCCTCAGTCAACGCCGCCGCCGATACTGCTGGATAGATAGGTACTTGGATAGTCTTGCCAGAATCACCAGCAAGACTGTAATTTGTAACTAGATTCCGCACCAATGATTGTTCTTGTGCGGTGAATGTCGCTTCAGCGATGATATTAGTAAATAAATCATCTAGCGTGGATGTAGTTGAAGATGCCATTTAGTTTTCCCTAAATAAATAATTAATTTAACTAGGGATGGCAATTTGGGTTTTACCGAACACCTCTCCCTATCGACTTTCTATGCTCACGATATTCATCATGAGTCATTTCAGCCACAGGTTTAGGTGTCTGCGTTCCACCGCCAACTTTGCCTACACTGCCAGCACCCGATAAAGATGCCTTAACAAAATGTGGGTTCGTTGTTAAAAAATCACTAACTAAGTCAGTAACTTTTTTCATTTCTCCCGTGTCACCATACAGCAAAACCCCTTGTTTGTCAATGACTTCCACATTACCGTCATCCCCAAGCCTAACCTGACTCCGCAACAATGAGGCTACTTGGTCGGGTGATACGGCGTTTAAATTACTCGCTGTGCGTAACAATGAACCATCAACTTCTATCTCGGTTAACCTGTTTTTCAACTGGCTAATCTCATCGTCTTTCTTGCCGACTGTGGTTTTCAATATAGCTTCAAAATCACCACGCTCTTTCTGTCGGTCAACTTCAGCCTGTTCTTGCTCTGCTTGCCATCCCTTATAAGCATCAACATCAACGCCAGCATATTTCTTGTCGTATTTCTTACGCTCACGCGCCAATCTATCGGATACCATTTTATCCACCTGTTCTTGCGTGAACTCTGGTGTTATAGGTTCTTCAATTACCTCTTGCTCTTTTTCTTCTGCCATTGTGTTTCCTTAAAATAGTTATTTCTTCGATGGTAAGTCTTTATTTGGCTCAAACCTAACTCCGTTGTCACCTTTAAACTCTTTGGTGTGGTCGTGTTGACCTGTCAATATTTCATAAGGGATAGCTTTAGGAAATGCCAAACACCTCAAGCCGTCAAGTCGCCATTTACATCTTGGACACTGGAAAGTTTGCATTTTAAATATCCTCCAATATTTTTAATAACCTTTCGTCAACTTTGTCGTGATGACCATACCGAAACAAACTAAACGATTCTGCAAAATATTCTTCTGCACTTGTTTTGCTATAGTCAGTGTAAAATTCAGTGGTTTTGAATATTTCTTTTATGTGCAACTTGGTTTTATCTGGTAATTTACCAAATCTTAAATGCCCTGTTTCATGCCTAAACAGCATCCCGATAGCTTCATCTTTTGTACTGGCATACTCTTGTGCGCCCCATTTTAACAACCTTGCTCCACTAGATTGCTTATCTTGTAGCGTCATAATCTCAATATCGTAATCAGATATTTGGTTGTAAAGTTTAGCTTTTAGCTTTTTATTTGATGTGCTGTCATATTGTTTCTGTAATGACTTAACAGCAAATTGATACTCATTTATTTTACTGTTAAAATCTTCATTTCCAAACTTCACGTTTTTCATTTCTTTTGCGTTGAAATGAATTAGTTTTCTTGTTGAACTCGCTTCCATATAAGCGGCTGGTAATTCCATATCCTTGCTAATATGCAATAACTCTAAATTTCCCTCGCCCATTTCTAAAGCTAAAGATTTATTAATCGCATTAGCATCATTAATTGACAAGCCTTTATAGGACACCTTTTTAACCCCTTTTTCAAAAGCAAAAGTTTCAGCATCTTTGATATTTTTGGCTGGCACAAACTGTTGAATAGGTTTATCCTCAATCACTTCGTCAACCGCATCCTCGTCAAAGACTGCTCTGAAATGATGGCGACAGTTATAACCGCCACGCGCTATAAATGGGTCGCTTGACGATTTGCCTGCCCAACTATTATTTGCCCACTCATCTCTTATTTCTTGTTCTGTCATAACACGCCCGATATGGTCTTTACACCATTGCCGCGTATCCTCAACCACCGTTCCAAAATACTCAAATTGTTCAGCACCCAATTGGTTAGCCATCTTCATATTGATTGATGCTGAATATTGCATTAAGCCATCGTGTAGTTGTTGCGTTGCATAACGCCTGAGATTGTTGCCAACCCTATCACGCGCATATTTGGTATGCAGTTGTTCAACTGCCGCATCAACTGCGCTTTCCATTGCTGGGTCAAACTTGTTTTCCGCAATAAACTCAACCAACTCTTGTGCTTCATTGTCGTTGGTCTGGATATATACACCGTTGATTTGATGCTGAACTGCTCGTATTGAATCAGCCAATGGTTTCGCTGTTAGCGTATTCTGGTATATTTCCCGACTGATGGAGTCAATAAAGGTTTCAGCAACATCCTCAAAACCTTGGAATGTCAGCTTTTTAAGTTGCCTGACAATGGAACGGTCAACCGTCAGCAAGGCTTCATCAATACCAGATGCGCCATACATTTCAATCAATGATTTCTCAGCACCATCAAAGTTAGCAATCGCCTTATGCACATCGGTCAGCACTTCCTTTTCAACCGTTTCACGCAATGATTGACGCATCCCCAAAGCAAACTGCAAATCAAACAACTTGTCTGCTGATGTTGGCGCACTTGCCAACTGATTAACAATCGACTTTTCAAACTTTACAAGCGACTCGTTTAAAAGCCGCTCATATTGGTCAGCCAGTTTTTCCAGCGTCCTTGCGTGTCTATTCGATGCCATCAGTAAACTCACCAACTACAATGGTATTTGCTTTGATTTGGCTTAGTGCTTCATCCAGTTCCGTGTCTTTAAGAACCAATTTCGCAATGCCCTCATCAACACCGTGAACAAATGCCGTTGACTTAATCCCAGATGCTTTGGCGCGTTGCAAGAAATCCAGTTCAGCACCTAAATCATGCAAGTCAAAGTCGTTGTTGTAATCGGTCAGCACTTGGTTTTCAATACCTTGCCATTTCGCGAATATATCCCATACTTGTTCCTCTGCTAACTCTAATAATGCCGCTTTCTCAGATAACCGCGCATTTAACAACTGAAATTCAGTCTGTAATGCCACACCGCTCTTTGTCTGCGCTTCAGTCGCCCTAACTGCGCCCATGTGTGCCATTCTGTTAA